GGGAGGTTTTGCGTGGGCATAGTTCGCCCATCCTCGAGGGAGTGGGCGTTTTTCTCTAGGTGCGGTATCCATTAAACCTAAGCCATAAGGGAGGCGGGGAGAATCGCTTGAATTGCTTCAAATTATTAAGCTAGCAGGGCGTAAGGCTAGCTCCGACAACTTACGCTCGTCCCTTTTCGGTCTGTCATACGAGGATAGTTCCCGAGGTTTGGGCTTTGTGTTCTCCCGCCTCAATTTGTTCCCGTAACTCCGGCGGAAGGATTGACAAGTTTTTTTTTAGTATTACGGGCAAGGCGAGTGAATGTTGAGCCTCACAAGGTAAAGGGAAAGGGTGGGAGGCCTACTCGGTGGTCAATCGCAAAGGCTAGGCAGATATGCAACCAGATTAAACGGGGACTTCCGTTGCGTTATGCGTCCCCTCTCTGCGGTGTTCCTTATGGGACTTCAAAGGAGTGGGCGGGACTGCATCCAGAGTTCGCCCCAATGATGGAAGAGGCACACTCTTTTTTTGTGAGGAGTCAGGTCGATAACATAGAGCGTCACGCGAAGATTTCGGAGAAGCCTAGTCAATGGCTATTAGAGAGAAGAGCAAAGGAGGAGTTTGCTCCTGCTTATGTACCTAGTGGGCAAGGTTCGAGTATGCAAATCCTAGCCCTAGGCGATGACACTATCGGCAAGCTGATGGGGGCTTGGGGTTCTCTCTTGGGCAATCAATTAGCTCCCCAACATTTACCCGACACCACCACCCCTTCTTCTCTAGTTCCCCTTAATTATACTGAAGGAGGGACACCACCACAAGAGGGAGAGAGTCCAGTTCCAGCCGTGGAGATTTCGGCGGAGGTTGTAAAGGATGTTAAGCCTCAGAGACTTGGGAGGCCTAGAAAATATCCCAAGCCAAACCCGCCAACCCCCGACACGCCCCCGCCCACCACCCCCCCTGCCCACCCACTCTAATTATATCCCCCTTCCAAAAAAAATTCAAAAAACTCGACCCCCCTCTAAATGCCCATAACCGATCCTTCCCAACTTCCGGCGAAGCTGACTAACGAGCAACTGTTAGCAACCCCCTTAGGCTTTTCTAAACTACTCGACATCGACCTTCACCCTTGGCAATCGAAAGTCTTTCTCGATGTTGGCTTAGGCAATCGGGTGGCTTTGAAAGCGGCTAACGGATCAGGAAAGACATCTTGTTTGGCGGCTCCTCTAGTTCTTTGGTGGTGTACTGTCTATCCCAAGTCCCAAGTCGTAACGACAGCCGGAGTCTATCGTCAGGTTAAGGAGCAACTTTGGCAAAGGCTGGCCGGATGGAGGGATAAGCTCAAAGGCTGGACCCTCAACGCTACTGACCTAACTGCCCCTAACGGATCTAAGGCTATCGGGTTCTCTACTGACGAGCCAAACCGATTCGAGGGTTGGCACAACGACAAGCTCCTTATGATCTTTGATGAGGCTAAAAGCATACCCACGGACATTTGGAGGGCGGCTGAAAGGTGTCAGCCTACGGCTTGGCTTGCTATGAGCAGTACCGGAGGCATGGACGGGGAGTTCGCGCAATGCTTCCTAGGGAAACGCAAGTATTGGAAGAACTACTCTGTATCGGCCTATGACTGTCCCCATATCAAAAAAGAGTGGATTGATATGCAGATTGAGCAACACGGACGGGATAACCCCTTTATTAGAAGCATGATCTTCTCTGAGTTCATGGGGGAGGATGACGGGATCAGCCCATTCACTTTCTCTAAGATTCATAACTGCCGATCTAACCCACCCAAGAAGCAGGAGGGGGCTCCGGTGGCTTTTATTGATTGGGCAGGTGGCGGGGACGAAACGGTGATCGCTATAAGGCGCGGGAACGTGATTGAGCCCCTTATAGGGTGGAAGGACTCGGATACCATGAGAAGTGTAGGCAAAGCCATCGTAGAGCTAAAGAAGGCCAATCTGAGGCCTAATGATGTTTGGGCTGATGACGGGGGACTGGGGAAGCCTATGAACGATAGAATGCGGGAACAGGGGTGGGCTATTAAGAGGGTGAACTTTGGGGCTAGGGCCTACTCTGATAACTACGTCAATAGAAGCAGTGAAATCTGGTGGGAGACAGCTAGGCAGATCGAAAGGGCTGAAATCATCCTTCCTACTGATGAGATACTGGATGCTCAACTATGCTCCCGTAAGGCTAAGATAGCCTCCTCAGGGAAACTAGGGTTGGAGTCCAAGGACGAGATGCGGAGGCGGGGGGTATGCTCGCCGGATCGCGGGGATGCCGTTTGTGGGGTTTGTTGCGTTAGAAGCGAAAATAATCTTGCGGTCTTTGATTCCGGCAATACGGGTTCAGATCAATGGAGCGAGCTTCAGGAATACTCGGAAGGGGAACCTGCGTGTGCTGGCTTTGATATTGGAGGATAAAATAAATGCAAAACATTAAAACTACAACCACGGGTGTCCTGAGCATTGTGGTGGCAGTTGGTTCGGCGGCGTTGGCATTCCTGAAAACTGGAACCATCCCCGATCTCGGAACTCTAATTGCCGCAATCACCGCAGGGATTGGATTGATTCTCGCTAAAGACGCTCCTTCTTCATGAAACAATTTTGGGACAAGAAAAATCCCAACAAGTCCTCTCGGCCTCTCTCGCCGAAGGCAAAGGCTTACGCCAAGCAAAAGGCTAAAGCCGCAGGCCGCCCATATCCTAATTTAGTGGATAACTCAGCGGCCAAGCAAAAGTTCAAGATGGGAGTCTATTGAGTTAGTGAGATGGGATTCCTCCTCAGCATTCTCGGTGGACTTATCAGCATTATTGATAAGTTGGTTCCGGATAGAAAAACTCGCGACTTTGGTAAAATTATGCAAGAAGCCGACAAAGATCGCGATGCTGTCAGTTTTTGGATTCGCAATCGCGGGATGCGCGACAACTCAACCCAGAGTGGTGACAAGTCGTAACGCTGAAAGACTCATGGAAAGACCAGATGCAAATGAAGCTAGGAATGCCGCTCCGTACTGGTGCAAGGATGCGCTCGATACGATTATTGATTTGGAGACACAAATTAAAATAGGAAACGCAAAATGATGGAACGTAACGATCTCTATAAAGCCCTGCTAGATGACTTGAAGGCTCGCACTGGATGGGAAGAGCGTCAGAGGATTTGGTATGAGATGCGGCATTCTGGACTCCGCCGGAAAAAGAAATTGCCTTGGCAGGCTGACCTTCACTATCCGTTGGCCGATTCAATCATTAACAAGCTAAAGCCTTTCTACTATCAGCAGGTTTTCTCAAATGAAGTGATCGCTTCTTTTGTTCCTTCCACCCCTCAGACGGATGGAATTACTCAGGGTATCTCCCGTTGGTTTGATTATTGCATTAAACAAGAGAGCAACTTCGAGAGTGAGATCCTGACTGCAATCGACCACACCCTTATGAGTGGGTTGAACCTATTAAAGATTTCTTGGGACGAGGATACGAAAGCGGTTCGGTTTGATTCTGTTGACCCCGTGTTCGCAATCGTTCCGCATTATACGAGAGACGTAAAGAATTGTGATCGTCTGTGTCATGTGATCCAGATGAGCCTTAATCAGTACAAGTCCAACAAGCTATACAATCAGGACGAGGAACTGATCCGCAAGATCAAGGGCCGGACAGGTGAGGGAACTCGCCTCTCCACGCTTGAGAATACCAAGTTCCGGCGTGAAGGAATCACGGTTGGGGCAGAGGAAGATCAAGTTATTGTTTGGGAAGTTTATGAGAGGGATGAAGAGGGCAAGATCCTTGTCCACACCTTCAGTCCTCTAGCTCCCGAGGATGACATCCGGCCTTCGTTTGAGTTGCCCTATAAGCATGGTCAGATGCCCTTCGTTCCTTTCGTCATGGAGATTAAGGACAAGGGCGTTTATTCGAGTCGTGGGCTTTGCGAGATCGTGGCTCCTTTCGAGAGCTATATGTGCAAGCTGATGAACGAAAAGGCTGACGCGATGACACTCTATAATCGCCCCCTCTTCCGTTGCGAGCAGGACATTCCTAACTCCAACAATTTGAAGTTTGGTCCTGCGACAATTCTTCCGGTTGGTGTGTCTCCTGTGACGATGCCGCAACCTCCTATCAGCTTTGACCAAGAGATGATTAACCAAAGGATGATTTCTGAGTACCTAACCTCTATGCCGGACTTCGGCATGGGACAACAACAGGGGATGAAGAATGCCCGTACCGCGACTGAGATTTCTCAGATTGGAGCTTTGATGGGGCAATCGACTGACCTTCGGGCGAGGATCTTCAGGATCTCGCTGGGTTATGTCTATCGGCAGGCCTACTCGGTCCTGTGTCAGTTTGGCAAAAAATCTCTTAACTACTATTTCAATCAAGCCTTTGGAACTATTCCTCAGGAAGCCTTGGAGGTTGAATACGCAATTCATCCCTCTGGTTCTGCTGATGGCATCAATAAGGCAGTCCAGTACCAGAAGGCGTTTAGCCGGATGCAACTTTTGTCCGGTAATCCTTATGTGGATCAACCTTCCCTAGTGCGCTCAGTTCTTGAAATCGACGATCCGGCCTTAGTGAACAAGCTACTCACCGATCCAAACCTCCGTGGGCAGGACGAGAAAGAGGAGCAGGCTAAGGAAAATCTTATCATGGAGAGTGGGTATCCTGTGGCTGTTAAGCCTCAGGACGATCATAAAGCCCATATCGAAGTTCTCCTCGGCAGGATTCAGCTACTCACTCAACAGGGCGGGGGATCTCAACAGTCTCAGCAGTTGTATGGGCAACACCTCGAAGGACATCTTCAGGGGCTTGGAAGGACGGATAAAAATGCCGAAAGGCAGATCCGTGGTATGCTCCGCAAACAGGCTCAGGCTATGCAGGGTCAAATGGATGCTCAGGCCCAACCTCAACAGGGTGTCACCTCAACTCAGACAATGCCGCAAGGCGGAGTGTAATAAGGCTATATAATATATGTTGCATAAACTCAAGATTGTCTTACGCCTCTGGAAAGAACTTGGCGAGGCATCGGTCAACTGGAAACAGGAGGACACTACCGCAACCAAGTTGTTCTTTGAATCTGCCTCCGGCAATCGGTTCATCACCTGTCTGCGAAATGCGGCCACTCGTAAGGATATTAGCGCAGTTTTCAAAGGCGGCGGATTGTTTGAATCCGGAAAAGCAGTGGGTTTTCGGGAAGCACTGGTCTTTATCGAATGGCTAGCTTCTTCGGAAATTGAAGATTTTAACGAGGACTCGGAGCCTGAGGCTGTCTCTGATCTCCTCGAAAAACTACGGCCTTAAACTAAACGGGAAGGATACCTGACAAACCATGATAAACGAGGAGAGCAACATCGGAGTCGAGCAGGCTGTGGAGCCTGTGGATTCCCTCAAGGCAGAATCGGTAAGCGAGGAAATGATTCGGGAGCTTGCTTCGCAAGCTGACGGAGTTCCTTACAAGCCGAAAGCGCAATCGCCTGTCGTCGCGAAACAGGACCAAGAGGCCTCAGAAAAACCAGAAACAAACGAGGAAGCTAAAGATTCGTTAGAATCGGCTGACTCAAAAGAAACAAAAGAAGATTCAAAGGTTGTATCGGATGATGCAACCAAGTCTCTCAACGCCTCCGAGTCCTCGAGCGACAAGCCCGAGATCAAGGATGTTAAGCGGGTAAAGGAAGAGGCTCGATTGGCTGAAAGCTGGAAAAAGCTGGAAGCTGAAAAAGCCCAAGTTCGAGCAATTCAAGCAGAGTTCCAAAAGAAGATCGAAGAAGCCGAGAAAGCCTCCGATCCGACAAGTCCAGCCAAGCCGGAGGAACTTCGTAAGTTTGCCCGTGAATGGGAGGAAGAGGGTAAGGATGATCTTGCGAAAGCCGCTCGAGTTCAGGCTGACAAGCTGGAACAGAAGATCCGCATGGATGCGGAACGTGGTGAACGCAAGATCAAGGATTTCAATGATACATGGAGCGCAAGCGTGAACCGCATGATCTCTGAAAATCCTGAACTGAAAGACGAGTCATCGGACCTTGGCAAGAGAGTAATCTCTATTCTCAAGAGCGAAGATGAAGCGTTGCGAAACCTTATCAATTCCACGCCTAACGGATTCGTATATGCCACTCAGATTGCGAAGATGCAAAAAGCGGCAGAGGCTTCGGAAGCGTTGAGGACTGAAATTGAATCTTTAAGAAAAGAAAATGGGGAACTTCGGAAAAAGACCTCGCTATCTGTTAGTGGGAATCAAAAGCCTGCCAAACGGAAATCCTTCGATGAGATGGATTCCCGTCAGCAGGAAGCGTTCTTACGCAGTATGGCCGTGGATTCTGATTCTGGTGTCCTCATAGGAGATTAAAAATCATGGCTACTATGACTCGCTCCAACCCTGCTACACTCGGAAGCTATTTTCAGGCTTACCTGAGCAAGCAGTTGGTTGATCGTATTAAAGAAACACTTAAACTAAACGACTACGCCCAACAGGTTGACCTGCCAAAGAACATCGGATCTCAATCCGTTAAGTTCTTCCAGTACGATACCGTTCCGGCTTCGTCCAACGTCCAGACTCTCACTGAAGGCACTCCGATTAGTACCTTCCGTGAAGTTGGCTTGAACAGCGTTGCTGTCTCGCTCACCCAATACGGTGAAGCGGTTAAGATCAGCGATGTTTTGTCGATGACTAGCCTCTTTGACGTTCTCAAAGAAGCGGTTGGCGCAATGGGTGAGGAAGCGGCTCTCAAGGCTGATGACCTCTCTCGCGATCAGTTGGTGACTGGAACTGACGTTGGTGGCAATTCCACCACGGTCCGTTTCGGGCAAGGAATTGCGTCCTTCGCAACCCTCAATTCCACTGCGGCGGCTTCTGCGTTCTTGGATGCAGAGGACCTGATGGATGCGGTTACTGCGCTGAAAGCCAACAAAGCTAACCCTTTGAACGGCCAATATACTGCGCTTGTTCCGCCTCAGATCAGTCGGGACTTGTTTAGGGACACTGACTTCCTAAACACGGTCTATCGGAATGTTGAAAACAAGGTTGGTTCGCTCCCCGCTGGAACCCTCGGTTCCTTCTACGGTGTGCGTATTGCCGAACATACCAACCCCTTCATCGAAGGCACGACCTCCGGAACGTATAACTCTGCTGGATCTATTTACAGCACTGTTGTACTCGGCGCGAATGCGTTTGGTGTGGTGAAAATTGCTGGGGATTCCCCCTTCAGCCCTCGCATCATCCTGAATAATCAGGCTGACAAAGCGGATCCGCTGAATCAGACAACCGTGGCCGGATGGAAATGCTTCTACGCCGCTAAGTTGCTGAATGCTAAACGTGCCGTGGTGATTAAAGCCAAGTCACGCTTCGCCTAAGTAAATGAATAAAGGACTACTAATTATAGCTAGTCCCGAGGCAAAGGGGAGCCGCTCAGAAATGGGCGGCTCCTCCAAGCCCGAATCTCAAGCCTCCGATTATTCTTCGGAGAAAGAAGATTTGGGTATGTCCTTGGACGTACCAACCGAAAAGCTCCCCGATGGAACCAAAGAGGGTGATTATGTCGCTCTCAAAGGCAAAGTCTCGAAGCTCGACGATAAGGGCGCAACCATTGAAATCTTTGAGGCCAACCTGACTCCCGATGAAAAACAAGAGGAGATGAGTGAAGGAGATATTCGCTCAATGGCTGAAGAAGCAGACGCAGGCAACGCCTGATTTGATATGCCCATCTATTTGTATGAAAACAAGGATGGGAAAATTGTTCAGGAGATCGTCTCTGTCGAAAATAGGGATAAACGGAAGGGGCTCAAACGAGTCCCTTCCGCCCCCTATATCCATCGTAGCGTTCCCGATCCTAGTTCTTCGTCAGAGGGCGCACGAAGGTTTTATCGAGAGTTTGAAGAAAAGGGAAAACTCAAGAACCGGAAGTATTCCAAAAGCCGGATTAAAAAGATTTGGGATTGGAGTTAAATAAATATGAGTTCAATTAAAGAATTATGTAAAGATACGAGGCAAGGCGGAACGAACGGAGCCACTTACGAGAATACCACTACTGCTATCACCGGTAACTTCGGAGCAATCACCGCTCTTGAGAATAGCGTTTTCGCATTACTCACGGCATCGAATTGGGATGGTGATGCAACTACATCGCTACCTCTTCCAGCGGGAGCAACCATCTACGGGAAGTTCACTGCCTTTACTCTTACGAGCGGAAAAGTAGTCGCATACAAGGCCTAATCAAATGCCTAGCGTAAAAGAACTCTATCAGAAATTATCAGACGTAAAGATTGACGCAAATAGCGTTAATCTTAATACGGACACGCTAGAGTCTCTTCTATCGACAACTCAAGCTGACGTTGCCCTTATCAAGTCAGACATTGCAAATGGTGTTTATGCAGATGTGAGGGACGGATCTGGAAATGCCCTAACATCTTCTGTAAGGGGATCTCAAAGGGCATTATCGGTTCAGGTTGTTGACGCATCCGGAAATCAGGTTACTTCTTTTGGAAGTTCTTCAGTTAGTGTTAGCAACTTTCCTGCAACTCAACCCGTATCTGGAACATTCTGGCAGGCAACCCAGCCAGTCAGCGGGACTGTTACTGCAAACGCTGGAACTGGATCGTTCACTGTTGCCCAAGCAACAGCCACCAATCTTAATGCCAGCGTAGTACAGGGTACTGCCACAAATCTTAAAACGCAGGCTGAAAACTATCAGGGTGGATCTGCCGTAGGATCTGCAAACCCATTACAGGTTACGCTTGCAAATACTGGTGCAAATACAACGGCACTGCAAGTACGCCCAAGAAACGGAGCGTTTACTGTTACGTCTGGATCTACCTCTGCATCTGCCAACACATCAGCGCAAGCCTTAGCCTCCAACTCAAGTCGCCAATATCTTCTGATTCAAAATGTATCTGACACAGATATGTATTTTAATTTTGGCGCAACTGCAACAACCGATCACCTATTTATTGCAAAAAGCGGAGGTGGTATTGTGTTTGAATCTGGCTTTGTTCCAACGGATGCAGTCAATGTTATCTGTTCTTCTGCCAGTAAAAAATACTACATCCTAAGCTCATAACATGGCTTTGCTCGCATCTAGCGGAATAATGAATCGGCGGGGGTTTCGCACAAAGTATGCAATTTCTTTATCATTTGGATTACCTTTTCAAATTGTTGTTTCTGGATCTGATGGTGCTGATGGAATATACACAAGAACAACTTCGGCTGGAGTATATACTCCAGAACCGACAGGTGGCACATATAACTATCTGCTTGGTGTTGGGATTTTCTATATTACATCTCCAAGTAACTCAAATTATAATGGTGACTATTCTGGAAGTGATTGGGTTTTGGCATCAGGAAGTGATGGAGTTACAATTTACTCAGAAAATACAAGTACGGATGCAAACAATGTTCCGACATCAGGATGGTCGCCATCCATCACTATCACCTCAGCCTAATGAAGCTTCTCACAATATCTATTGTCTGCCTTGCTTTCACATCTTGCTCCACTAAGCCAACTGAAAGCGACTCACAGCTCCCAAGATATTCTGATATGTCAGCGGCTCACGATGCAATGAATGCCAAATGAACACCGACGATCAAGCAATCCAAGCTCTCCAATACCTCCTCGACGAAGGTTTTATTTCTCTTGGATATATCGACGGGAAGCCTTCCGTATATCTAACGACAAGTGTATTAGAAGCGCATAAGGCGATTAAGTGCATGAAGAAGGACTCTGCCGACTGGTGGAAGAAATGAGCATATTTCAAAGATTCCTTTTCTGGCTTTGGGCCAAGCTATTCCTAGGGAGGCTTAACTCTCAGATACTCGAGAGGGCAATCAAGCTATCCAAGATGCACAATCAAGATGCCGGAGAGTTGGGTTATGATCCCCGCACAAAGCATTTAATCTCTTACGCGAAAGTCAGGAAGGATCTCGGCAACCCCGAAACTCTCACCGGAGCTATTATTCATATCGCAGTCGCAGTCTCCTACTTAGAGGGTAATGGCAGGAAGGATGACTAGCGTTATGGGGATTGATATGCTGGACGCTATTATGGAGATGAAGGAGAGGCTTGCTCGCCTCGAGGAAGTTCAGCGTTCTATGCAGGATCGTCAGAAACATATCTGCGATATAGTAGAGAAGCAGGCCTGCAATCTTGGGGAGTGGGTTTAGCGTATCTCCATGAGGGTAAGTGCGATAGAAAGCATTTGGGCAAAGATATTGGGGGCGGCAACTGTAATAAGCATTCTTTTTTCATTTATCTTTGACTGGATCAAATCCCGTCTTACAGGTCACTAGGAGAAAAATATATGGCAGAAATTACAACAACGCAGAGCTTTTCTGATGGAGATACAGTAACGGCAACCAAACTGAATAACATTCAGGGGAATGCCTCCATTCAGCCGGAAGCGATTACAAATAGATCGGCTGAGACATCAATAGATCAGGCAAACGATATTTTACTCATATATGATGCCTCGGCTACGGCCCTAAAGAAAGTTACTCCATCCGATTTAATCAAAGCAGGAACTTCATCTAATCTCCCAATTACCGGAAACGCTACCATTGGCGGAACTCTTGGTGTTACT